AAAGCACTTGGTAGCACTTTAATCTCTAACTTTAATGGTGATTTAAATCTATTATTTAATATTCCAAATAATGATTCATTAAGATTCCGTTGCGGTAGTCGTGAACTAAAATTAGTAGATGTAACAACTGCAAATGGAGCATTTACTTCTCGTGCACGAGCAAATTATCGTGCAGAAGGTGTTCTTGAAACTAAACAAAGAACTGTTCATGCAGTTCGTAATGGAGAATTGGCTCAAGAGCCACTAGCAGATAATCAAGTTATCACTCAAACTTCTGAACGAGTTGTTGCTGATACTGGCTGGTGGGATCCGTTAGCACAGACATTCTTGATCGAACAAAAAGGTGGATGTTTCTTATCAAAGGTAGATATTTTCTTTGCATCAAAAGATGTTTCAATCCCTGTTTCTTTAGAAATTCGTGAAGTTGTCAATGGCTATCCAGGAAAACGAGTTCTTCCATTCTCTCGTGTAACTTTAAAACCAGAATATGTAAAGCTTTCTGAGAACACAGTATTATTAGATGATGTTGATGTTAATTCTTATGATACACCAACAACATTTACTTTCCCAAGTCCAGTATATGTTCAAGAAAATGCTGAATATGCTATTGTTCTATCATCAGATTCAAATAACTATAAAGTTTGGATTTCACAAGTCGGCGATTTAATGCCAGGAACTGCTCGTACTATTTCTGAGCAACCATATCTTGGTTCATTGTTTAAGTCTCAAAATGCTTCTACATGGACAGCAGATCAAACTCAAGATTTGAAGTTTACCATTTATCGTTGTCAGTTTGCTACTGGTGTTAATTCTAATGTTGTATATCAAAACGATGTTCTACCGAAAGTTACATTGGTTTTAAATCCATTCGAGACTAGAAATGGTGTTTCTAAAGTTCGTGTGTGGCACGCAAATCATGGTATTCCATCTGGATCTTATGTAACCCTTAGTGGTGTTACTGCTAATGTTAATGGTATTGCATTTGCTGGATTTAATAATACATTTACTGTTAGTGATGTTGATTTAGACAGTTACTGTATTACTCTTGGTACAAATGCAACTTCTTCTGGATACAGTGGTGGTTCTACTGTAAAGGCTACTAGACATATCCAGTTTGATGCAGTACAACCATTGGTTCAATTACAATCATTCTCTGAGACTCCAGTAACATTTGGAATAAAGGGTACTAGTGGTAAATCTGTCGATTCTACTACACAATCTGCTTACGATCAAGATACTGATTATATCGGAGTTCTTGCAAACGAGACTAATTATTTCGATTCACCAAGAATGATTGCTTCAGAACAAAACGAAGCGAATTCAGATTTAGCGAATGGATTGAATGGTGCCAAGTCTGTTAAATTTAATGTTGTGATGAGCACTTCAAATGACGCACTGTCTCCAGTAATTGATACACACAGAACAAGTTTGATTGCTATTGGAAACAAAGTTAATAATCCTTTAGAAACCAACATGAATGTGACAAACTTGGACTATAATGTATTGATAAGTAATAGCCCTACAATAACTATTAGCGGTAGTACTATTACAACACCTGCCGCAGCGGTTACATCTCCAGTAACAATTTCTGGTGTTGCTATCGGTGGAACTGCTGGGCAGTTTACTTGTACTGCTACTACATTAGTGGTTGGTAGTAGAATTCAAATTACTGGTACACTAGGTGGCACAGGAACTATTACAGGGTATACAACTGGTACAACATATCAAGTTTCTGCTATTACTGGTTCTGGTTCTTCTGTTACTGGTTTCACTTTAGTTACTACTTCTGGTTCTGCTATTGTTACTACTGCTGGTACTTCAACTGGTTTAACATATACTGGATATATTGCTCCTGCTCAAGATGCCTTCAAAACTGCAACAGTTGGTAAGTATCTAACTATCGCTGGCGCAAGTACTGGAACTAGCACTAAGTTAATAACTGCAGTTGCTACTGATGGAACTTCTATTACATTTGATTCTGCACCAACAGCAGTTACTGGTAATGTGACAATAACTCAGAGAGAAAGATTTGTTGAAGAAAATGCTCCATCAGAAAGTTCTACATACAGTAAATATGTAACCAAGAGAGTTAATCTAGCAGATCACTCTAGCTACTTAAGAGTAAATTTTGCAGCTAATCTTCCAGCTGAAGCATCTATTGAAGTATGGTATAAAACTAATATTGTTGGTTCCAATACTCCATTTGAAAATGCAGCATATAAAGAGATGGCAGTAGATTCTGCTATTTTAATCTCTTCAAATCAAGAAAACAAATTCTATGATGCTTCTTATTCATTAGATGATTTGCCAGCATTTGATGCTGTGCAAATTAAGATTGTAATGAAGTCTTCTAATAGTTCTCAAGTTCCAAGAATTAAAGATCTTCGTGTGCTTGCCTGCGTATGATGGAAGGTTTTGTTAAAATAAAAGATAAGGATGGTCTCGTAAGAGACCTATCCAGTGGCGCAGTAATAAATACAAATATAACTGATCGTGAAATTTTCTTAAAACGAAGAAACGCAACTAAAGAATTAACTCAACAGATTAAACAAAACGCTGATAAGATCCAAAAGATTGAGTCAGATGTGACAGAGATAAAAGAAATGCTCGCAATGCTTATTAAGGGTAGACAATAATGGCTGATATTACACTTCGATCTGTGTTGGGTCGTCCTCTAACGATTGCTGAGGCAGACGCTAACTTTGACAACCTAAACACTGAGGTTGGAACCAAATTAACTGCAACTTCATATAATGCAGCTGATGTACTAACTAAAATTAAAACAGTGGATGGATTAGGTTCTGGTTTAGATGCTGACTTACTAGATGGTTTAAATACTAGTAGTTCAGATACTACTGGAAACTCCGTTGTCACTAGATCTTCTGGTAATTTCTCCGCTGGAACAATCACGGCTGCTTTAGTTGGTAACGTAACAGGTAATGTTGTTGGCAATTTAACTGGTACTGTCACAGGTAATGCAACAAACGTAGATGGTATTGTTTCTATTAATAATGGTGGTACTGGCTCAACTACTGATGCTACAGCAAGAGTTGCATTGGGCTTAGGGACTATTTCCACGCAAAATGCAAATAACGTAACTATTACTGGCGGTTCGGTAACATTAACTTCTGCTCTTGGTATTGCTTCTGGTGGTACTGCAGCAACCTCTACTACTCAAGCAAGAACAAACTTAGGTTTAGTTATTGGTACTGACGTACAACCATTCTCCAACGAATTGACTGCAATTGCTGGTGCAACTTCAGCGACTGGTTTCTATGTTCGTCTTGGTTCTGCTTCTGTTGTTGAGAGAACTATAACTGCTGGTACTAATATTTCTATCACTAATGGTAATGGTGTTGATGGTAATCCTGTTATTACTGGCTCTTCTACTCCAACTGTAGATTACATTGTTAAGCAAGGTACAAATGGTTCTGGTGATATTGGCCAGTCTGCAAATAGATTTGCTGTAATCTACGGTACTTCTACTTCTGCTCGTTACGCCGACTTGGCAGAAAAATATCTTGCTGATGATGTATATGAAACTGGCACAGTAATGTGTGTTGGTGGAACAAAAGAAATAACTGCAACCAATAATGGTGATTTGGCAATCGGTGTAGTTTCTGCTAATCCTGCATATATTATGAATGATGATTTAGTTGATGGAACTAAAGTAGCACTAAAGGGTCGTGTTCCTGTTAAAGTTATTGGAAAAATAACAAAAGGAAAAAGTATCGCAGGATATGATAATGGAACTGCCATAGAGTGTGAACATCATCATTATGCTTCGTTTGGTATTGCATTGGAATCTAACGAAGACGAAGAAGTTAAACTTGTTGAATGCGTAATTTTATAATGTTTCATGATAACTCAACCAATTGTTTTTCATAAGACAAATGTATCTCTTTCAGATATACTAATCCCAAAAGACTTAGTGGTCTATCTTAAGACCACTGAGACTTGCCAACTCAACTGCCAACACTGTTTTACAAATGGTGTCAACGGCAAAAAGATATACTTTAATCCCGAACATACTGTAGAGTGGTTTGAACGACTCCACGAGGAATGCCCATCTTTTAATGGTGGTAATATTACATTCCACGGAGGAGAGCCATTCCTCGCTCCTCTAGATGATATGTACTATGTTTGGAATAAAGTATCTAAACTATTCCCCAATCTTAACTGGTCGTGTTCGACTAATCTTTGTTTCAATCTAACTGAAGACCATATGGAGTTTTTCAGAACTGTCCTAAAGAATGGATTCTGCACTTCTTGGGATAAGGGTATTCGGTTTGAGAATGATAAACAAGAAAATCTCTGGCGAAAGAATCTTAAGACTGTAGTAGATGCTGGACATAATATCACTCTAAACATTAGTCTTAATAAACAATTAATGGAGATGGATACTACTGAGTTAGTTCTTTGGCTCAATACTCTAGGTGTAAACTGGGTACAATTTGAACGACTAACCCATGATGGTTCAGCTCTGGTAAATACTCATATTTTTCCTGCAAATAAAGATCAAGACGACTGGTTTGTTAGAATGCATGAAACCTATCAGACAATAAAACCTAAATATAAAGATGTTCTTTTAGAAGGTGTGTATTCCTCTATAACTAAGGGGATACATGGTGGAGTTAGATGCAGAGATTGTGAACAGAAAATATTTACAATCAATGCAGATGGAACTGTGGCTGGATGTCCAAATGCTGCAGTTGGTAATGGGTTTGGAGATATATCTCAGCCCATTAGAACTTTACTCTCCGCCAGAGGAAGAATAAATAACATTACATGCGAGATAGAAAGAGATCCTCGTTGCTATACTTGTGATGTATTTGATATATGTAATAG